AGCGGCAACTGCAACAGCGGCAACCGCAACAGCGGCAACTGCAACAGCGGCAACTGCAACAGCGGCGACTGCAACAGCGGCGACTGGAACACTACATCCTTTTCCAATGGCTGCTTCAATACGGTATCGCCCAAAATCTATATGTTCAACAAGCCTACTGACTGGACGTTTGAGCATTGGCGTAACTGTCGCGCCCGCAATTTGCTGAACCAGATTGACGATTGCCCGCTTGAATACGTCTATCTGTCTGATATGACCGATGAGGAAAAGGCGACGCACCCTGAAGCTGAAACTACGGGAGGCTATCTGAAGGAGCGCACCACAGCGGACAACGCCCGGAAGTGGTGGGCTGGGCTTAGTGCCGATGATCGAAACGTTATCCTCAGTTTGCCGAACTTCGATGCGGCGATTTTTAAGGAAATCACGGGGATTGACGTAAGTAACGACTGATACACTTCAAGAGCTGCGCTATCTGGCTATACGGGCGTGCGGAAGGAGGTGAATACATACGGCTACAGGGAAAAGATACTACTGGCTAAAACTCAAAGACAGCTTCATGCGGTCTGACGCGGTGGATTTTCTCATGGGTCAGAAAAACGGGGCAAACTATGTTGTGTTGTACCAGATGCTCTGCCTTATGACGATCAACACCAACGGCAGGCTTTCGCGGCAGATTGGTGAAGTGATCATTCCGTATGACGTGGACAAGATTCAGCGCGATACTAAGTGGTTTTCTACCGATACGGTGCGCGTCGCACTTGGACTTTACGCGAAACTTGGGCTGATTTATCAGGAAAAAGACGGCACGCTGGTGCTTGCAAACCACTCGGAAATGGTCGGGAGTGAGACAGATTATGCAGCACAAAAAAAGTTGCAAAGAACGAACCAGCGTCAAATTGATGCAGAACACTGTGGACAATGTCCACAGGATGTCCACACAGACGTCCACAAAAATGTCCATACAGATATTAGAGATAAGATATTAGATATAGATAAGTCGTCGTCATCTAAAGATGACTCCTCCTATATAGGGACGAGGACGACGAAATCTCTGGTGGATTTTTTTCGGGAGAACATCGGCAAGCTGAGCAAGACCGGCGAAAAAGAACTGACCGGATACATAGAGTGCATGGGCGCGGATCTTGTGTACGCGATCATGAACAAGTGTGTGGATCTGGGCGGCGGCAGCTGGGCGTATGTCCGCAAGGCGCTGGAAGAAGCGGAAAGACTTGGCTGCAAGACCGTTGCGGAGTATAACCAGCTCTGCCCCATCGGCGGGAGCCGGGCAAAAGGCACACGCGTAGACAGAGCACAGCCATCCGGCAACGATATTTTAAGCCCGGAGCGCATGGCGCACAGCCGGGAACGCCTGCGGAAAAACAAGAAAGGGGCAGATGACCCGTGACAAATCCATGCTGCAAAGACTGCCCAGACCGGTATCCCGCCTGTCACGACCACTGCCCGCAGTTTGCCGCTTGGCGCAAAGAACACGCCAAAGAGACGGACTATAACCGGCAAATGACCGTGTCCGGCAGGGTCTACCGCTACGACTACGAGGACAGGCACCGTGAACGTGGCAAGAAACGGTTTCTTGGAAGTGAATTTAGAGGTGAACGAGGATGATTTGTAAAGCAAACAATCTTGAGGAAGGCACGCTTGAGATCATGCTTCCTGCTGGTTCGGACAAAATTTTTGAGAATGTACGTCGTGTTTCTGTAAAGACGTGCGATAGCAATTTGGCGAAATTTTTTCCTGAGAAAGCGTTTGGAGCGGAGGCGTGGATAAGAGTTGAGGACGAATACAATACGATCGACCGTGAAAAAGCCATCGCAAACATCAAAGCGGCATATTGTTGTGGCTGCGAAAATTACAACGGCGTAAGATGCCGCGCGTGTCAGATTATGGACGCGATGGATGTGCTGGAAGATGAACCGGCAGTCGTCCCGGACGTCCAGCGCTGGCGCAAGACCGCAGAAGAGCCGCCGACTGAAAAAGATTCTGCGCACGGAAATGTTCTCGTGAAGTACATGGATGCGACTTTTGCTCAATCAGCAACGTGGGACACCGTGGCCAGTGCGCCAGATCTTTTCACGCTTTGGATGCCCATGCCTAAACTGCCTGGCGACTGACCGTGCAAGGAACCGCGCAAAGACTTTTCCGAGCGTGGCAAAGGCAATGTCCGAACAATGGGGGTAAAAAATGAAAACCGTACAGGAAATTATGGAGGAGAACGGCTCTTTAGTAAACATCGAGCGTTTTCAGACGATGCAGAAGTGGGAATACAAGCGCAAGGTTGCGCACGCACAGGAAATGGCAGAAGCGTTCTATTACTGGGCTAAGGATCACGACAAGGGCGTTCATCTGTCAGTGGGCGGTCTGGATTCCATCACGCTGCATTACTTTTTGGAGAGCATCGGGCTGCCTGTCACCTGCGTGTCTTGCTCATCGCTTGAGGGCAAGGGCGTACAGCAGGTGCACAAGCAGATTGCAACAGAGATGGCATCCGAATACAAAAACTGGATGGGCGATGGTGAAGCGCCGTCCTTCGTGTTCCTGAAGCCGTTGAAAAGCAAGGTGCAGGTCTTACAGGAGTTTGGCTGGCCTGTGATCAGCAAGGAAAAGGCAGGCAAGATCATGCTGTTGCAAAACCCGACAGAGCAAAACGCCACCGTGCGCCATGCAATCATTACCGGTGAGACCGGAGAATACGGCGGGTGGCAAAAGAACAGCCGAATGAAACTGCCGCAGAAGTGGCTTGACTTGTTTGGCGGCGCAGATGCAGAAGGTGCAGCGCTTGGATATCAGGCCGCGCCGTTCAAAGTGTCAGACCGGTGCTGCTACTACCTCAAGGAAAAGCCGTGTAACGACTGGGCAAGGGATCATAACAGCGTTCCATACATGGGGCTTATGGCAAGCGAGGGGGGGCGTCGTGAGAAAAGCCTGAAGATGCACGGCTGCAACTATTTCGGCAAGACCACTACACGCAGCGCGCCATTTGCCATATTTGACCGACAAGACGTCTTGCAGCTTGCGCTTGACCTTGACGTGCCCGTGCCTGCCGAATACGGCGAGATCGCAAAAGACAGAGACGGAAAGCTATACACCACAAAGGCACAGCGTACTGGCTGTACTATGTGCGGGTTTGGCATCCACATCGAGGGCAGACCACACCGGTTCGATGTTCTGCGCCAGACGAACCCCAAAGAATGGGAGTTTTGGATGAAGCACGTCTGCCGGGATGAAAACGGAAACTGGTACGGCTGGGGGCGCGTTCTGGACTACATCGGCATCGGCTGGGAAGATGTGCCGGAACAGGCGGTGCAGCTGCATATTGAGGATTTGATGGGAGACCAAAATGCAATTAACCCTCTACGGTGACCCCCGCACAAAGAAAAACAGTGCACGCATTCTGCAAGGGCGCGGAGGACGGCGCTTTGTAGCCCCAAGCGCGGCGTTTGAGGATTACCAGACCGGATGCCTATGGCAGATACGCGCCCCGCCTAAGCCTATTTCTGCCTGCGTGAACGTGCGGTGCGTGTACTACATGGCTACCCGGCGCAAGGTTGACCTTGCAAACCTGATCGAGGCCACCTGCGACATACTGGTAAAGGCCGGTGTGCTGGCAGATGACAACAGCCGCATCGTTGCCGCCCACGATGGCAGCCGTGTGGACTACGACAAGCAAAAACCCAGAGTGGAGATCTGGATTGAGGAAATGGAGGACAAGCTTTGAAAGCACATATCATGACAAAATGCAAACCGTGTCCGTTCTGCGGAGCCAGAGCGGATGAAATTGAAAGCATCACTGGGCTGAGCATGATCGCCTGCTCCAACTACAACGGCTGCGGAGCAATCGTCAGCTTTAACAACAAAGACTGCGATGAGCGCGGTGTTTCTCTGGTGGTGTATTTCAACCGGCGAGCAGAACAGAACGGAGGAAATGCAACATGAATCAAGTCTTTTTTGTAATCGGCGCAACGCTCTGCTATGTTGGCGGTTTCGGAATTATGATTTTCCTTCTGGGCATTCTGACTGAACTGTGCATCGAGATATGGGATGAAAAATTCAGGAAAATATGTGTCAGATTCGAAGTTGAACCAACAGACGTTTTGTATTATTCGCAAAACAGAAAAGACATTGAAACAATGTTTTTGAAAAACCGCGTTCGATGGCCATACACAGACAATGCTCCTTCCGGGTCTTGGAACTGCCCGGAATGCAACGCGCTTAACCAGTACGTCAATGACAACAAACCTATTGCTTACTGCCGTTGTTGCGGGCAGGCCGTCGATATGAACTACTACAGGAGGCACGCAAATGGATGAAACAATGACCCACACGTGGACACCTGAAAGCGAACAGCCAAAGCCGCGTGCCGGCGTAGACTACCACGAAGTAAAGGCGTGGTTCCAGCAGTGCCGAGATATGGCTGCGGCGGTTGAAGCGCAAAAGCAGAAGATCCAGCGCATCCGGGAAGTTGCCGAAAAGACCACCCCAAGCCTGAACGGGATGCCCGGCGGCGGTGGTGCCGGTGACAAGGTTGGGCTTGCTGCAACGAATATCACGGACGAGCAGCGCCGCCTGCAGCAGATGGAAACAGACCTGTGCCTGCTGCGCATTGAAGCCACCCGGCGGGCGTACTGTATCACGGCAAGCAAATCCAGCAAAAAACAGGCTGACTGCCTGTGCCTGTACTACGTCAAGAACAAAAAGCAGCGCGAGGTCTGCGAGGAACTGGGGCTATCGGAAGAAAACCAGGTCTCCATCTACATCAAGTGGGGCAGCATCTATCTGGCAGAGATTTGGGACAGTTTCGGCAATGTTGCACAAACCGCACAAAACCCGCCCTGATTTTTTGCAATGCACATTCATACTGCAAATATCCAACTAAAACAGGCATTGTGCTAAAATTGGTATAAGCGGATCCGCCGAAAGCGGTGAGACGCTTGCCACGCAGTCTCCGAAACGAATCCCCCCAAAATGCTTTCCTCCCAAGGCTTGACCGGCATTTTTCTTCCTCTCGTTTCGCGGGCTGCTTCTATGTTCCGGTAGCTCAACTGGTAGAGCAGCAGCCTATTGAAGCAGCAAGTAGTTGGTTCAAATCCATCCCGGAGCACCATGACGCTGCTCACCCGAAGCAGCGACCACCTGACGCATGGGCTGACATCCCGCTTGTGGCTGCGTGTAGAGCGGCAGGGTATCCTTACCTGTCCTCACAACCTCCGCACGCACCGGAGGCCACATAATCCGTACACCGGTTTCCATAATTCCCCCGGCAGGATGTGCGTCAACAGAACCAGCATGGAAACGTGCTGGTTTTTCTTTTGTTATATGCCGCCTGAGCGCAGTTTGGAGCGCGGCGCGTGTGTGTAGACACGGCTGGTTCGATTCCAAGGGCGGCTTTTTATATTCCCGTAGTTCAAGTGATGGAACAGCGGTCTCCAAAACCGCAGGCTGCAGGTTTGAGCCCTGCCTGGAATGCCAGCTGCGTACCCTGTGAGGGGGCTACGCAGATAGCGGGGCATCTGGCCGCGAAAGTACCGGATGCAGCGGCGCTCCACCGTCTACGTTGTCCGAGAAACTGAATGTATACCGGGAGCGCTGCTTATTTTGATATTTTGACCGTTCGGGTTTCCGGGCGGTTTTTCTTTTGCATGAGTTTAGAGAGGTGGTGGCGGTGAGTGCGAAGCGGCTGACAGACAGACAAAAAAAGAAGATCGTTGCTGACTATGTGCAGCTGCAGAGCTACGCCAGAGCCGCCAAACTGAACGACGTGGCAGAAAGCACCGTTCGGAAAATCGTGAAAGATAATCCCAAGTGTGCGGATTTGTGCGCCTTAAAAAAAGAACAGAACACGCAGGACATGCTTTCCTACTTAGGCAGCAAGCGCGGGGAAGCACAGGATCTTCTCGGGCTGTACCTTCAGGCGATGGCAGACCCTGACAAAATCGCAGAAGCAACGCTGCCGCAGCTGTCCACCGCGTTTGGTACCATCGTGGACAAGTTTGCTATGCTGGGAGACCAGAGCGGCATAGAAGCCCCGGACGATGGCCTGCTTGAGGCACTGAACGCTGCCGCGGACCTCAGCCCGCCGGATGACGTGGAGATGCTGCCGGAGGAAGAGGGCGACAATGCGGAAAAGTAACGGCTTTCGCTGGAAAGCCCTCAGCCAGCGGCAAAAGCAGGTCTTGAGTTGGTGGACACCACAGAGCGCATACAGCGGTTACAACGGCATTATTGCCGATGGCGCTATTCGCTCGGGCAAGACCTTTGCCATGAGCTTTTCTTTTGTCCAGTGGGCTATGACCTGCTACAGCGGACAGCAGTTTGCCATGTGCGGAAAAACCATCGCCAGCTTCCGGCGCAACGTGCTGGGCACGCTCAAGCAACAGCTTGCAGCCCGGGGTTACAGCGTCAAGGAACACCGGGCAGAAAACTGCATGACCGTCAGCAAGGGCGGCAAAACCAACGAGTTTTACTTCTTTGGCGGCAAGGACGAGAGCAGCCAAGACCTGATTCAGGGCATCACCCTTGCCGGGGCATTCTTCGACGAAGTAGCATTGATGCCACAAAGTTTTGTCAATCAGGCAACCGCCCGTTGCTCTGTAACCGGGTCAAAGTTCTGGTTCAACTGCAACCCGGGCAGCCCGCAGCATTGGTTTTATCTTGAGTGGGTGCGAAAATGCCGTTCCCGAAAGATAATGTATCTCCATTTCACGATGGACGACAACCTGTCACTTTCCGAGGACATCAAGGCCAGATACCGCAGCCAGTACAGTGGCGTTTTCTATCAGCGTTACATTCTTGGCCTATGGACAGTAGCTGAGGGCCTTGTATATGACATGTTCGACCGCAAGAAGCACGTCGTTGACAAGCTTCCGGAGCTGTCACAAAAGAGCGCCTATGTGGCGTGTGACTTTGGCACCCAGAACGCCACGGTTTTTCTGCTGATCCAGAAGCAGGCAGATGCAGACTGCTGGATCGTCACCCGGGAGTACTACTACAGCGGCCGCGAACAGAAGCGGCAAAAGACCGTGGGCGAGTACGTCACGGACCTCAAGGCGTGGCTGAACGGGATCAAGCCGGAAAGGGTCATCATTGACCCCTCTGCCCTGCCCCTGATTACAGAGCTGCGCAAGAACGGCTTTACCCAGACCCCCGCAAATAACGACGTTCTGAGTGGCATTCTGGACGTTCAGACCATGCTGCAGACCGGACGGCTGAAGATCTACAAAGACTGCAAGCATACGCTGGAAGAGTTCGGCGTGTACGCTTGGGATCCGGACAAAGACGACACCGTGCTGAAGGTCAACGACCACTGCATGGACGCTATCCGCTATTTCGTGCGCACAAAGCGCCTTGTAAAACTGAGGAATTGATTTTGAGCACTGTATATACATTCCAGACCTTTCAGCAGGCGCAAGCCGCCGGGGAACAGCCTGATTTCATCCGGCGCTTCGTGCAGCAACACTGCGCTTCCGAGCCCTACAAGATGGCTCTGGATGCCGACCTGTACGACGCGCAGAAGAACCCGGGCGCGGAACGATTTTCGCAGACCTACGCTTTGATGCTGAAACGCCTGTCCAAAAACACCAAGCCGGACACCCCACACCCCGATATGGTCAAGAGCAATCTTTTTCGGCGGCTCAACAAGCAGCGGGCGACCTACTCCCTCGGCAACGGCGTAGTCTTTGCGGACGATGGCGTGGACAAGGAAAGGCTGGGTCAGAGCTTTGATGAGCAAATCCAGAAGGCCGGATATTTCGCCCTGATCCACGGCGAGAGCTTTGGATTCTGGAACAACGACCATCTGGTGGTTTTCAAGCTGACCGAGTTTGCTCCCCTGTACGATGAAAAGACAGGCCTTTTGCAGGCAGGCGTGCGCTTCTGGCGGCTGAACCCGGACACGGATATGCACTACATCCTGTACGAGCTGGACGGATTCACCGAGTACACGGAAAGCCGAATCAGCAATGCGATACAGGAGACAACGCCGAAGCAGGCATACAAGAGCGTGATCACCACCACACCCGGCGGCGGGCTGGAAAGCGTAGAAGGCGAAAACTACAGTGCTCTTCCCATTGTGCCGCTGTGGGGCTCAGACCTGCACCAGAGCACCCTTGTGGGGCTGAAAGCCTACATTGACAACACCGATCTGGTGATGTCCGGCTTCTGTAATGACCTGCAGGACTGCGCGCAGATTTACTGGCTGTGCGAGAACTTCAACGGAATGACCGATGATGAACTCGTGGAGTACCTCACCAAGCTGAATCTGTACCACATTGCAGGTGCAGACACCAGCGAGGGCGGCAAAATCACCCCCTACACCACCGAGATTCCCGTGACGGCCCGGCAGTCTCTGTTGGAGTTGCTCCACACCCGGGTGTATGAGGACTTCGGCGGTCTGGATGTGCATTGCGTCAGCGCGGACAGTACCAACGACCATCTGGATGCAGCCTATGAACCGCTGAACCAGAACGCAGACGACTTCGAGGCGCAGGTCAAGCCGTTCATCCGGCAGATCTGCGCACTGGCTGGATTTGACAACGCTATGCCGACATTCAACCGCAGCAAGATCACCAACACAGCTGAGCAGGTGGACATGGTGATTGCAGAAGCGACCATCATCGGCGACGAGATGGCAATAGACCTTCTGCCCAACCTGACCCCGGAGCAAAAGGAACAGGCCAAGGCCGCGCTGATGGCAGAGAGCGCAACGCGGGAGACCGTGGAGGATGACGAGGAGGACGAAGAGAATGAAAACTCATAACGGAATGAAAATATTTATCTGGATTTTCTTTGGCGTGTGCGTTGCGCTTATCATTGGAAGCGCAATTTTGGACGCCGTTTTATCCGTTTACTACGTCAAAGGCGTTTTTAGCGCAGATATGCCTGAATGGGCTAAATGGGCGCTTTTGACTATTGCAGCGTCATGAAACAAACTGACCTTGACCGCATCTCCACCCGGCAGCTGAACAGGTTGCGCCGCCGCATTTTGCGGGTCTATGGCACCGCCCGCCGGGAAATGACCGAGCAGCTGACCGAGTTTCTGGAGCATTACCAGACGCTGGACGCCTACAAGCGGGAGCAACTGGAAGCCGGGAAGATCACCGAGAGCGATTACCGCACATGGCTGCGGAATCAGGTGTTTCAGTCTGAGATGATGCACCAGAAGCTAGACAACATCACCCAGACGTGCACCACAGCCCAGCAGACGGCGTACAAACTGGCGCGGGATGAACAGTACGATATCTTTGCCCTTGGCGCAAACTGGGCGTTCTACGAGCTGGAACAGGCCGCAGGCGTGGCGTTCAACCTGACCTTGTACAACACCGAAGCGGTCAAGCGGCTGCTGCAGGAAAACCCCAAGCTTGTGCCAAACAAGCGCATCAAGAGCGAAAGCAACAAAACCTACGACGCCCGGGTGTTCAACCGGTACGTCATGCAGGGCATCATACAGGGCAAAAGCGTCCATGACATTGCGGTGCAGGCTGTGCAGGGCATGGCAGACACAGAAGTGCACTGGGCCATGAACAACGCCATCACAGCCCTGACCGGCGCACAGAACGCCGGGACAATGCAGCAGCTGCGCAACGCTCAAGCCATTGGCATTGAGGTGCAGAAGCGCTGGAACAGCACGTTGGACTACCGTACCCGCGAGATGCACCGGCTTTTGGATCAGGAGACCGCCGATCTTGACGAGCCGTTCAAGGTGCAAGGATACGAGATACAGTACCCCGGCGACCCCAACGCAGCGCCGGAAATGGTTTATCACTGCCGTTGCAAGGTGACCGGGGCGCTTGTGAAGTACCCACGGCAGAACGCTATGCGGCGGGACAACACGACAAAAGAGGTCACATCTGACCTGACCTATACCGAGTGGTACAAGGCAAAGGGCGGCACGGAAGCCGAACAGATGTGGTGGGCGGAAGAACGAAAACGCAGAAAGGAGAGTACCAAGAATGAGTAAACGTGGCTCTGGAAGTTCCACAAGGGCAAGTGGTGGGAAAACTACGCTTGATGAATTTCTTGCAAAGCGCGGTTTAAGTTCACCTATCAGCGACTATATGGATGATAAACTGCGTATCCCTCATGGCTTGACACGCAGACAGACCGAGAAAATGCAAAAAGAAGCCCATGAAGCCGCTGCACAATATTCCGCAAAAAGAGAAGCTGCTATTGCAGAATACAAGGCGGGCGTTGCATCTGGCGCAATCAAAGAAAAAAGCCGTGTTGAAGTTTTGATGGGCAAGGCAAAGGGGCATCCTGACAACCCATCAACGCAGGCCGCACGCCGTGCGCTGGAAAAACGTGGTTACAACTGGAAAACAGGACGAAAGCTCAAGAAAAAGTAAGGTTTGGAGGGATGAACCGTGATTCTGCCAATGGAAAACACCGAAAAGATGATTTTTCCGGGAGTGGGCAAGTATGGCATCCCTGAAATCAAGCCGGAAACGGACATCCGCATTGACAAGCTGGAATGGATCCCGGTCAATTATGCGCTGACCGCCAAAGACAAGGCCACAAAAGGCGTGCATTTTTACAAGGACGATTACCAGTTTGAACGGTTCTGGAACAACCCTGACAAATACATTCCCCTTTTGCAGCAGTTCGGCGCGGTATGTTCGCCGGATTTTTCTTTGTACAGTGATATGCCGCTTGCGGTGCAGCTTTTCATGCACTACAAAAAGCACTGGCTTGCCGCATATTGGCAGGCGCACGGCATCCACGTCATTCCAACGCTCTGCTGGTGCGGAGAGCAAAGTTATGACTGGTGCTTTGACGGCGAGCCCAGAAACGCCATTGTGAGCATTTCGAGCCACGGCACACAATCTGACCCATACGAAGCTGAATGCTTTGCCAAGCACTGCCGTAAGGCGCTGGAAGTGCTTCAACCGAGCAGTATCTTGTGGTATGGCAAATGCCCGGCAGAGTTTGACTGGAACGTTACCAAAATAAAACCATTCCAATACGAAAGGAGGCACTACCGTGAGTAAAAGAGGTTCGGGCAGTTCTGCGAGAGCGGGCGGAACTGCAACCAACGCCAGAAGCATCGAAAACATGAACGAAGCCCAGCTTGATAAGGAAATCGCCAGAACCAAAAAGAAAATTGGAAGCTACGACAAGGCTATGTCCGAATCTCAAAAGCGTACCCAATTTGAGAGGATGGACAGAGTTGTTGATAAGGCCGTTTCTTATACGTCTGCTTACGACAAAAAGCAATCTGCCAAAAGCCGACTTTCTAAGCTTCAAAAAGCCAAAAAACAGGTTTCCGGCACAGGTAAAACGCAATCTGAACTTGCAGCAAAGGCAAAAAACACAGCGAAGAAAAACGCCTTAAAAAGCAGCGATTCCCTGAAATGGAAAACCACCAACAAGGGCGGCTACACGGCTGACGGCGGCTATATGTCCAAGGAGATCAGCGCAGGCGGCTTTAAAATCCGGGGCACCAGCGGGGCGTTTACCGTCTACGATGGAGCAAAACGGATAGGCGGAGCGTCAAAGCTGAGCGATGCAAAAGCGTTAGTTGAGATTTGGCGCAAGAAAAAGAGGTAAGATAATGGAGCAAAAACATGAACTAACATTCGTGTTGAGTATCATTTGGCAGAATCGGACAGAGACCTTTTGCGGGGATTTATTACTGCTGTTGATTTTTTAAGAGGAGAGACAATAAATCGATCCGCATCAGAAAAAGACCTTATTGGTCAGATTTTGGCCAAAGCGGAACAAAATTGCATCTTGATGGATCAGATCACAAACCAAAATAATCATGAAATTTAACTACGACATCAAAGTCACCGACAACACCCAGCAGCTGCATGAAGCACTGGAAGCGTGGGCGGAGCGGGTGCTGACCATTTGGGGCATGAAGGTGCAAGACTATGCCCAGCTGCTTGTGCCAACAGGCACGGCAGACAGCACCGGCATAGAGGGCTATGTTGGCGGTGCACTGAAAGCATCCCTTACCTACGTTGTATCTGCGGCGCAAAAGACCGTCACCATCGGTTCTAACTTGCTATACAGCGCCTATGTGGAGCTGGGCACCGGTATCTTTGCCGAGAAGGGCAACGGACGCAAAACACCGTGGGTCTGGCAAGACTTCAACGGCAAATGGCACTTTACCCGGGGCATGGCTCCCCGCCCCTTCCTGCGCCCGGCGGTAGAAGATCATATCGAGGAACTGCGGCAGATCGCGGTGGAAGAAGCGAACAAGGATGCGTAATTCATGAATTTGGAGAAAATGTTCAAAACACCAAAAGAAAAGTTCCTGCCCGATGATGTGAAAACTGCGCACTGCGAGGCAGAAGACCTTTTCCTTGAGCTTGCAACGCAGCTTGACGCACTTCCTGAAAGTCGAGAAAAAAGTCTGTGCATGACAAAATTACAGGAAGCGAAGTTTTGGGCGGTCGAATGTATCACCAAAGTTGCCCGCAAAAACTAAATACTCAGCGGTTGGCGCACAGCGTCAGCCGCTTTTTATATGCCGTTTTCGCACAACTGGCAGTGCTCCCGGCTCATAACCGGGTAGTTGCAGGTTCGACCCCTGCAAGCGGCACCACACCGGCAGCACGTCCGGCAAATTAAACCTTATTGCCAAGCATGGCAGCCCGAGCAAGGGCAGAAAGGACACACACATGGCACTCAAAAGAGCGGATATCCGCAAGATTCTGGAAAACGCCGAAACCTCCAACGATGACAAGGCAAAAGCCATTCTGGACGCCTTGCACGAGGAGACCGACGCCCTCCGGGACGAACTGGATACCGAGAAAAACGCCCGCGTTGCAGCGGAAAAGGAACGGGACGCAGCCAACAGCGGTAAGCAGACCGCAGAGCAGGCGCTGACCGACTACAAGACCCAGCAGACTAAGAAGGACGCCCATGCAGCCAAGGAAGCCAAGTTCCGGGAGCAGCTCAAGGCCGCAGGTGTGCTGGAAAAGTACTTTGACCGCATCGTGCGCCTGTCTGGCGAGGACATCGACAAGATGGAGCTGGACAGCAAGGGCAACGTGAAGAACGCGGACAAGCTGGCTGAGAGCCTGAAAACCGATTGGAGCGATTATGTGGGCAGCACCTCCACCAAGGGCGCACCGGTGGACAACCCGCCCGCGAACGCCGGCTCCAAAATGACCAAAGACCAGATTTTTGCAATCAAGGACGCTGGCGAGCGTCAGGCCGCGATTGCAGCAAATGCCGACCTGTTTACAGGCGGCGGGAAGGAATAAGCTATGGCAGCAAAAGAAAATCTGATTACCACCACCGAGATCACCGTCAACCCCCGCGAGATCGACTTCGTGACCCGTTTCCAGCGCAACTGGGATCATCTGCGGGAGATCATGGGCATCATGCGCCCCATCCGTATGCAGCCCGGCACTGTGCTGAAGAGCAAGTACGCACAGGGCACCCTGCAGAGCGGCACCGTGGCAGAGGGCGAGGAGATCCCCTACAGCCAGTACACCGTCAAAGAGAAGGACTACGGCAAGATCACCATCGAGAAGTACGCCAAGGCCGTCTCCCTTGAGGCTATCCAGAATTACGGCTACGAGGTCGCCGTGCAGAAAACCGATGACGAATTCCTGTACGACCTGACCGCAAAGGTGACCGACAAGTTCTACAAGTACCTGAACACCGGCAGCCTGAAGGGCACGCCAAAGACCTTCCAGATGGCTCTGGCGATGGCAAAGGGCAGCGTGGAGAACAAGTTCAAGAATATGCACCGCACCGTCACCGGCGTTGTGGGCTTTGCAAACGTTCTGGACGTGGCCGAGTATCTGGGCACCGCAAACATCACCATCCAGAACCAGTACGGCTTCCAGTACATCAAGGACTTCATGGGCTACAACACCATCTTCCTGCTGTCCGATGGCGAGATCGCAAAGGGCAAGGTCATTGCCACCCCCGTGGACAACATCGTGATGTACTACGTTGACCCCTCCGACAGCGACTACGCAAAGGCCGGTCTGGTGTACACCACCGCAGGCGAGACCAGCAACCTGATTGGCTTCCATACCCAGGGCAACTACACCACCGCCGTGTCCGAAAGCTTTGCCATCACCGGCGTGACCCTGTTTGCCGAGTATCTGGACGGCATCTCTGTCCAGACCATCACACCGGGCGAGTGATCGCCCATTTTGAGGAGGTGACCACCGCATGACTGTGCCAGAACTGTGCGTGTACACGCGAAACTTCTTTGACCGGTACGATGACCCCACCGCAGGGAAATTTACCTTTACGGCAGATACTGTCCCAGCCGGGGTATCCGCCGGGCAGTATTTCCTTGTGTGCGGGTCTGTTTTCAATGACGGAGTGCACAAGGCGGGAGACGGAGACCTGACCGCAGAAACATTCACCGGCACGGTGCAGCCTATGCGCGTCCCTCCTGATTTTGTGGCGCTTGCCCAGAAAATCACCGACTACGATGCAGCCACCCCCAGCGGCGGACGCTATGTTTCCCAGTCCTTCAACGGCTGGTCCGGCACCATGGCCACCGGCACGGACGGATTGCCCGCAGACGGCTGCACCCGCTACCGCCGGGAGATCAACCAATGGAGGAAACTGTAATGCCCGTAAACGATTTCACTAAGTACACCGTGTTGGAGAACTTTACAAAAAAATTCTGCTTCATGGAGAAGAAACTGGTCTCGGACGGGCTTTTTGGTTCTACCACCACATGGGAGGACGGTATGGAGTTCCTAGCCATCGAACGCCACGACCAGACCACCATTGAAGCACGGATAGCAGAGCAGCAGGGCACGGCATCCACCTATTACATATATGTGGACAAGGGGATCAAATTGTCCCCGTTCGACCACATCAAGCGGCTGGATGATAAGCAGGTCTTCGAGGTCACGACCTCGAGCAGTGATATGATATCGCCCATCGAAAGCGAGATGAATCTTGCTGTTGTACTGTGCAAAAAGGTGGTGCTTTCCTGATGGGCGCAGAAGAAGCCATTACCACGGCGCTGAACAGCTTTTTTACGCTGTTCGATGTTCCTGTATACCCAGAGGATTCCGTGCCGCCGGGCTCTTCCCTGCCCTATATCACGGTGAAGCCGGTCATCCCCAAGGGATTTGACGAGAGCAGTACCTTCCATGCGCGGCTGTGGTATCCGGTAGACGGCGGCAAGCTGCCCATCATCCGCAAAACAGACGAGATGCGCGCTGCCCTCGGGGATGGGCTTACCATCGAGTGCGAGGGCGGCGCAATTCTTTTATGCGCAGGCAATCCGTGGGCGCAGTCTATGGACAACCCGCCGGAAAAATACCTGTGCACATACCTTACTTTTGACGTCACATCCTTTGTGGTGTGAGAAAGGATAACGCATGAACAAAATGTATCACGCCATTTCGGCAGATGCTTTCAAAAAGCTGCAGTTTCAGGCTGGCGCACTGCTCAAGAAGTTCGACCCGGCGGGCGCAACCCCCATTGTAGCGGAAGATATGATCTGCCTGACTTCCGGCGGCATCACCGTCAGCTGCAAGCCCAACACCGTGGATCTGGGCGATGGTCTGGACGAAGTGCCCGAGAACACTTGGCAGCTGAAGCACATCACCCGCTGGGATTGCGGGATGTCTACCACCTGCATGACCGTGAGCGAAGACACCATCAAGCTGGAACTGGGCGCTGCGGACGTAGAAACCAACAAGATCACCGTGCGCGAGGACTACAAGGAAACGGACTTTCAGGATATCTGGTGGCACGGCAATCTGATCGGCGGCGGCTATGCTGCTGTCAAGCTGATGAAGGCCGTGAGCGACGGTGGCCTTGAGCTGAAAACCACCAAGGATGGCAAGGGCAACCTCAATCTGAGCCTGAAGGGGCACTACGACATGACCGACACCAGCAAGGTGCCTATGGAGTTCTACGTCAAGGAGACAGAGTAATGATTCTTACCATCAATCTTGACCCCGTGGAAGCCCTGCCCAAACTGTATGACGCGGTGGACGGCATCACCCACATGATCATGGACGCAAAGGACAACGTGGACAACCCGGAGACCAAAGCCGCCCGGGAGACCATCGTTGCCAACGCCCTGAAGCTGCTGGGTGCAGAGCCTGCCGAAACCGCAGAGGGCAAGAAAAAGCTTACCCCGCGCGAGTTTGCGCTGGCTGCGCTGGACTTTATCAAGCCCCTGATGAAGCTTGACCCGCAGCGCACCATGAACGCCCTGCACCAGCTGTACACGCTGGAAAAGGGCGAGAAGGACACCCTGCCCAAGGCGTTCACCGCGCTTACCAAGTCCGTGATGCAGGAGGATATGCAGGATTTTTTGTCATCGCTGGCCGACTTGAACGGCCTGAGTTTTGGCACTACCTCTGCCGCGCCGACCTCCAGCATCTCCGCGCCTACGGAATAAAGTATTTCGTCTGGTTCGTCATCAGCGAGATGCGCGAACGCCACCGCACAAAGGCATACCAGCTGTATACGGCTGATATGCTTTTTCTTTGTGCCGTATCGATGGGGCATCAGGTGGAGCAGTCCTTCAGCGAGATCATGGCAGAGTACGACAAGCCGCTATCTGAGCGCCGACACGAGACCACGCTGGAAGAAGCGCAGGCGTGTTGGGAAAAGACGCTTGCAGACAGTAAAAAATCCGCAGAGCAGAACGGAGGTGGTGAGACCTGAATATTTTTAATTTGATGGCCACTTTGGGGCTTGATACCTCCGAGTATGAGCAGGGCATCGAGCAGGCCAGAAAAGAGACGCAAAGCGCCGCAAACTCGCTGAACCGCAGCGCAAACACCGCCGGGAGCGGCGTTTCAGGCATGGCAAGCCAGTTTGCAGCAGCCAGCGCAAAAGCGACTGTCCTTGCAAATATGCTTACCTCGCTTGGGACAAAAGCGGTAGGCCTTGCAAAGGGCTTTGTGGAGATGGGCATTTCTTATAACGCCCAGATAGAAAAGTACACCACAGGCTTTACCAATATGCTGGGCAGCGCACAGGCCGCGCAGGAAGCCATGCAGGCTATTCAGGAGGACGCAGCCCGCACCCCGTTTGACGTGGCATCCCTGACACAGGCAAACCAGTTGCTCATCAGCGCAGGCGAAAATGCTGCGTATTCCCGCAAGGTCATCAATGCACTGGGCGATGCTGTTTCCGCAACCGGCGGCGGTAACGCCGAACTATCCCGCATGGCTGCAAACCTGCAGCAGATCGCCAATGTGGGCAAAGCGTCCGCAATCGACATCAAGCAGTTTGCCTATGCGGGCATCAATATCTATCAAATCTTGGCAGATTACACCGGCAAATCGGTGCAAGAAGTCCAGAACATGACCATCAGCTACGACCTTCTTTCGCAGGCTCTTATAGCCGCAAGCGAGGAGGGCGGGCGTTACTATAACGCCATGGACACCCAGAGCCAGACCATGAACGGGCGTATATCCACCCTGAAGGATAACGTCAGCCAGCTTGCCGGACTTATGACCGGCAACCTTTCCTCCGGCATCGGCGTTGTGATAGGCCACCTGAACGACATGGTTGTCGCAGCGCAGGAAGCCTACAAGGAGGACGGCTGGAAGGGTCTCGGGAACGCAATCCTTGAACTGGACAACCCCATCAGTGCCATCATCAAAAAGTTTGGGCAGCTTGGCAGCGCGGCTGTTAGTGCACTGGATAAGGCAAGCTACTATCTGAACAAGGCGCTGGGCAAAAACGCTTATTCTGGTTACGACAGCTACGAGGACTACAGAGAGGATCAGCAAAAGCAAAGCAACCGAAATCGGCTGCGGCAGAATGCTCTTTCCGGCAAAAGCGTAAGCAACAAAAGCTGGTCTGAGCGTCAGGCAGAAGCAGCGGCCGAGAGCGGCGGCAGCTCCATCGTCACAAGCCCTTCCAGTTCCTCCGGCAAGAGCACCGGCACAAAATCCAAGACCGAAACCGTCATATCTTCCGTGACGCACAACGCGACCACAACCGCACAGAACGCGCTTGGCGCGGTGACAACGAGCGTTGAGACCCTGCAAGAGAAGGTCAAGGACGCAGCGGGCAACATCAAAGACCGTGTTACAGAGACCACCACCGAGACCGGCAAAGAGATGGTCAACGGCGTTGCTACCACCTATACGCTTGTGACCAAGAAAGTCACGGACGCGAACGGCAAGATAAGCACCACGACCAAGAAGGTCTACGCCGATATGTCCAAGACCCTGCTTGGCACCCTGACCACCATTGCAGAAAAGACCTTCAACGGCATCACCACCACCACGCAACAGGCTGTGGAGACCTACGCGGACGGAAGCCAGCACATCAAGACCACCGCCACCGAGACCGGAGAGCGCATTGTGGACGGCGTGCGGCAGACATACACCAAGGTCATCAGCTACATTGACGGCGTGCAGGACAAGGTGACAGAGACCGCGCAGAACATCGACAAGAGCATCAAGGCAACCCAAAAGCGCATTGAGGAGAATCAGAGCAAGGCTCAGCAGCAGCTTAACAGCGGGATCTTCAAGCTTGGCAAAAACCTGTACACCGACCTCAAAAATCAGGACTGGGCGGCGCTTGGTCTGGATATCGTCAACATGATGTGGGGCGAGGTATCACAGGAGCAGCGCGAAGTCCTGTCCGACTGGGCAAACAAGGCGCTGGAAGCCATCAACGAAGCTTATTCCGGCGGCGGTCTGAGCGAGGCGTTCAACGCTTTTAAGCAGATCATGTCCAACGGCATCAAAGCAGATGCAGACGGCGTTACAACGAGCGTGGACGGCCTGAATCAGGTATTCCAGAAGCTGGGCATCAACGTTTCCGATGTCGGCAGCAATATCATGGGTGTTCTGAACACCATTGGATCCGGCATGGGCAGCTTTGCCCTCAACGCGGGCACGGATATTGCAAACCTTGCCGGGAGCATGGGCAGTCTGGGCACGATCGCAGAGGGCGCAGGCGGGCTGATCGCCAAGGTGGGCAGTCTGATCATTGCAAACCCGGAGGTTGCCGCGATCATCGCCATTGTGGCCGGCGTGGCGGCGCTGGGCGCTGCACTGTTTGCAAAGTTTGGCAAGAGCAGCGGCGGGCAGGCTGTGAGCCACTACGAAAGCCCCTTTGCCGGGCATGACGTATACGACAGCCTGACCGAGTTCTCCACCCGGGCAGCCATGCAGCACCGCTACATGGAAAAGACCACCGGCACGGATGCACAGCTGGGCATTTTGCAGCAGATCCGCGATATGCTGGACGAGCACCTGCCGGACATCGGCACCGGGCAGCTTGTCATGGACGGTGAAAAGGTGGCCGATATGCTCACACCACGCCTTGCAACCAACATGGACACCAGCATTGGCGTGTACACCCTGCGGGCAGAAAGGGGTGTTTAAATGGCAATTCACAGCGCAAAGCTGGGCAACTACGACACCCTTGCAACGTGGGGACTGTACATGAAGGTGGGCAGCCCGAACATCGGCGAGCCTGAGCCGGACGAGACCCTTGTGCAGGTCACCGGCTCTGACACGCTGCTCAACCTGACTACCTCGCTGGACGGCAAGGTGCACTACAAAAAGCGCTCCATCACCATGGAGCTGCTTTGCACCGCGCCGAAAAAACTGTGGAAGGTACTGCAAAGCCGTCTGCACAATGCCCTTGAGGGCAAGTGGCTGCAATGCGTGTTTGACGATGATCCATCGTGGTACTGGGGGGGGCTCTGGCACGTCAAATTCGTGCCGGGGCGGCTTTCCGCTACGGTCACCATCACCGGCAGCTGCAACCCGTACAAGTACAACGTCTACGACGGCACACAGGATATTAGGTGGGACGACATCAACTTTGAAACAGATATCCTGCGGGACTACCGCAGCATTGCACTTCCTGCCAATACATCGGTGGATGTGGTCATCTACGGCGCACCGCACACCGCTGCGGTCTACTTCCAGCGCGGCGAAAGCGAGGCAAATGTATCGTTGCAGGTCAACAAGGCCTATGCGGGCAGCCTTGCCAAAACGACCGAATGGCAGTATCTGGAGGGACTGGATATCCCGGACGGCGAAAACGTCACCCTGACCTTTACCGCCACCGCTGCGAGCAGCATCACTATCAAATATTTGGGAGCAAGTCTATGAGCTACAAGATATACGCAGGCACGCAGGACGATGTGGACAGCTGGGAAAACCGGGCCTGCATCTACGCACCCGGCTCTGCGCTGGAGACCACAAAGCTGATCAGCCCCACTCTGACCCGGGAGTTTGGAAAGGCCGGAAGTCTGGAATTTACTATCCCACTGGGCAATGTGGCGCACAGCGCCCTGCAAAAGCTGAAAACCGTGGTGTCCGTGGAGCAGGACGGCAAAGAGATCTGGCAAGGCCGGGTCATGAACCACGAACAGGATTTTCTGCTGCGGCAGAAGGTGTACTGTGAGGGCGAACTTGCCTACCTCAACGATACCGATGTGCCGCCCTACACCGCCAAGGACGTGACCATCCGACAGTTTCTGGACTTCCTCTGTAAGAATCACACCAGCCTTACTGACAGCTATAAAAGCTTCCGAATCGGAAACGTCACGGTGGAGGGGCAAAAGCGGTATGTGCCGGTAGCCGAAAAGTGCTATATGAAGCTGGACTACAAGGCCGGCAGCCCGGATCCAGACGGAGACTACCGTCAAGATTTGGGGCTGTACGCCCAGAACGGCAACCGGATTATTGAAAACTTCTCCACGGTCTACTCCGACTACGAGGAAGTGCAGACCCCGCCGGAAAAGAGCTGGACACTAAACGAGATCAAGACCCGAGAAGACTATCTCATCTGGCGCACGGGAGACAACCAGTTTACCCTCCGCAGAAACGCAGTCTCTCAGGGCAGCAAGACCTATGATGCAGAGCAGACCATTGTTACCCCGTCCATCACTACGCCAATAGAGACCTATAATTTTGACGGCACCATTAAAGTGACCAAAAAAGACACCGAATCCAAAACATACAGCATCAAAACGGAAAAAGACGGCACGGTCAACGTGTACGTCAACGGGGAAAAGTCCGCAGACTACACCCCGCAGCTTGTGGAAGAACTGCACGACTTTGGGGACGGCAAGAACTACGGCAAAACGTGGGACATTCTGCAAAGCGAGCTTGTGGATGCTTATGGCGGCTATCTTGTCCCCCGGCACGAAACGATTCCTTACCCCCTGTTCCCCGGTCTGAACAAGAGAGCACGCTATCTGGACTATGTACAGGACGCGACCGAGCGCAACGTGCAGGGCATTACCTTCGGCACGAACCTGCTTGACCTGACCAGCTACGTCAAGGCCGAGGATATCGTCACCCGGGTGATCGCCATCGGCAAGAAAAAAAGCGGATGGTTTTTGTGGGAGACAATCAACACCCTGACCGCCACTGCCAACGATACGACCGCCCAGAAGCTGTACGGACTTATCACCCGGTATCTGGTGCTGGACGGCACGGCCAACACCCAGCAGTCCCTGCAGGACGCAGCAGACACAGAGCTTGGCAAGCATCTGCGCCTTGCGGACGGCATCACGGTGAAAGCCGTAGACCTGAAGGACGCGGGCGTGGACGTGGACAGGATCACTTTCGGCAAGCTGACCCACATTATTTCCGCGCCCCATGGCGTGGATGTGTGGCTCAACTGCAACAAGCTCGTAGAGCCGCTGGACAAGCCCGCAAAGAAGGAGTTCACCTTCGGCAAAAAATTTTCCAGCATATCCGACCTGCAGGCGCTCAGCGCCCGCAAAGCAACTACCGCGTATGACCTGAGCCGCACGCTCAAGGGGTACGCATCTGATGTGCAGTCTTATGCGCTGCAAACGATGGAGGCAGACGATGAAACCGTTTAAAGAAGTAATCAACGGCATCCGCAAAGCCGTCATGGCATCCGAGGTGCGCGAGGATATCGCCCAGATGGGCGAGTATGTTGAGCAGTTTGCCAACACGGCGGGCGAAAACATCAAGAAGGCCATCGACCCCACCCTCTCCCTCTCCGGCAAGGCGGCGGATGCGGCAAAGGTGGGAGAACTAAAGAAAGATTTAGGGAAAATATGCGTTCAGTCGAGAATTGGATTCTTTGAAACGCCTAACGAGAAATATAAAGACCTAAACAACATCCCTCAAAATAGCATTGTGACATATGGCATTGCAGCAATTAAATCACTATCTAACGCACCCACTAACTTTAAAAGCGGATTTACTTTAATCACTGGCAACTATACTCCAACTACTGCTAGTGGTGCATTCCAGTTGGCATTTAATCTTGTGGGTGGTGAATTTGCGCATAGAGTTAATGCTAACAGATGGTCTAACTGGACTTACGTATCTTCTAAAGAACAAAGTCGACAAATCTTGTATGTTGGAAGTACTAGAAATGGTGCAAATTGTTTCAAAACACTAAAAGAATGCACTGAATACATCAAAAACAATAACGTGTTTAATAGCACTGTTTATGTAGACGGTGAAACATTCGACTTGGTAAATGAATATGGAAACGATTATCTTGAAAGCCTAAATGTAACTGGCAATCAATATATCGGGCTTTTAGTAGGAAATAACACGCACTTCATTTTCAATTCAAACGCTAAAGTCATATTTAATTACACGGGAACAAATGCAAATGTGGCAGAGCATTTTAGTGCTTTTAACATCATTGGCAGTTGCACTATCGAGAACTGTACCGTGGAAGTAAGCAACGCCAGATACTGCGTACATGAAGATACTCCCGCTTCTGGAACAACAATCACCAACTACACTGTTAAATACATAAACTGCATTATGGAGCACAAAGGAAATACATTACCTTATAACGGAACAGTTTGTATTGGTGCTGGAACGCAAGCTGGTAGTACTTCAATAATTGAAGGTGGCAGCTATAAATGCAGCACTCAATTCCCGTGGGCAATATCGTATCACAACAACGGCGGTGCTAACTATCCGCTTGCCACTGTTATTATTAACAATGCTTACATTAACAACGGTGTAAGATTTGCACAACTTTCTTCAAGTAGTTTAGGCAAGATTAGAGCAGTATTCTCTAACTGCTATGCGCCTAAAGGAACAACTGCTATTCCTAGTGTTGTTGAACTGATTACATGGAATATAGCTAAAACGTAAATTCATCGGCTCAATATTTTGTGTAACTAAAGGAAGCTCTAGATCACTAAACACATATCAAAAAACAGAAAGGACTGATAACATGCTACCTATCATGGACGTTTCCCGCTGGCAGGGCGACATCAACTGGGGCAAGGTCAAGGCAAGCGGCCTTGTCTCCGGTGTGATGCTGCGGGCGCTGGGCAACAGCGCAGAGGACAAGCCCAGCAAACCGTACATCGACCCCTATTTCGCCCGCAACTACGCCGAGTGCCAGCGGCTTGGCATCCCCTGCGGCGTGTACTACTACTGCAAGGCGGTCAACACGGCAGAAGCTGACGCAGAGCTTGCCCTGCTGCGCAAGGTGCTTACCGGCAAGACAGTGCAGTTGCCGGTGGCGGTTGACATTGAGGACAACTATGTGCAAGCACCGCTCGACAAGCAGACCCTGACGGACATTGCTGCCCATGCTCTGGGCACGGTGGAGCGCTGGGGCTTTTACGCCATGCTGTACACCGGGTTGTACTTTGGCGAAACTAACCTGTACATGGGCGGGGCGGCGCTCAAGCCTTATGACGTGTGGCTGGCGGCCTACCGCAGCAAAAAGCCCACACCGGAATGGAGCTTTGGGCTGTGGCAGTACACCAGCAAGGGCAAGATTCCCGGTGTTGTGGACGCGATACCGGGCAAGATTTCCGGCGTGGACTTGTCTGTGCCTTACAAGGACTACGCTAAAATCATCGCAAAGAAGGGTTTGACCCGTCTCCGGGAGGGCGCATGAGCGAAGCAATCATCGTTGCAATCATCACCGGCGGTCTGAGCCTGATCGGCGTGATCGTCTCCAACAACCGCACCGCTCAGAGCATGGACAAGAGCATGGACGCCAAGTTGGACAAGCAGCAGGCCGTCACCGAAACCAAGCTGGAAGAGCTGACCCGCGAAGTCCGGGCGCACAACAACTTTGCCCAGCGCGTGCCAGTGCTGGAAGAACAAATCAAGGTGGCAAACCACCGCATCGAAGACCTCGAAAAAGAGAGAGGAGAGTAACACATGGAAACCATTCTTAACACCATTCTCACCCCGCTGCCCTCGTGGCTGGCGCTGGTGCTCATCGTTGTGGGCGCTGTGTCGCTTGTGCTAGGGCTCATCCGTCTGGGCTACGGCGCAGCGGTCAAGACGCTGGTGCTTGACCTGATCGATCAGGCCGAGAAGGAGATTCAGGGCACCAAACGCGGCGCAGAGCGCAAGGCATGGTGCGTCAAGATGCTGCGCCACTATCTGGACAACAGCCGGTGGGGCAAGCTGGTCAGCTGGGCTATTACCGAAGAGACCATGAGCAAGGTCATTCAGTTTTTCTTTGACCGGGCAAGAGCAGCCCTGCAAAAGCAGTAAGGAGGATAGCATGGCAAGCACTACATACGAGCATTTTGTTGACGTCAACAAAATGTACGCCGTACAAGAGCAATTTCGTGACATCACGAAACTGGTGACAAAACGTCACCAGTTTGCCAGCATTGGCAATATGGTGCGCAACGCTGGACAGCTGCCGCAGCCCTTCTGGCTCGGTGCTGCCCGTGGCGGCGGCTCGCGTAGTGCTGCCCGCTGCGCTGCGAGGACTTGACAGACAGAGGATGATCGCCGCCATCAAAAGCGCACCGCTTGGGAGGGTAGACCGTAAGATAGCCTTACTGCGGTACGTTGAGCGGCTCCCGCTGCCGGACATTGCAGCGCAGACGCATTACAGCCGGACGGCGGTAGGCTACCGGCTGAAAGGCATTACAAAAATTTTTGAGTAAAAATCCCCTGCTTTGCCGAAGCCCTGCATTCCACGCGGGGTGCTTTGTAGGCAAAGTGGGGGATTTTGTTTTATTTGCACTAGTTTTGTCGAAACCCTTGCCTTGCAAGCCGAAACGTGATATTTTAGTTTTGCTTCCAATGCGAAGTCCTTTAATAGTTAAGCGCTCATGCGGATTTTTCCGTGTGGGCGCTTTTCTTTTTTTGTCCTTCGTTTGACGCTCGTTGTCTCTCCCGGTGTGAAATTCTGGTACGATAACCGCAAAAGGAGGGGCGCTCATGTGGCACAAGTTCAACCCAAACCCGCGCGGCAGCAGCGTCGGAGACTGTGCAGTGCGAGCCGTTGCAGCTGCCACCGGGCAAAACTGGGAGCAGGCATACATAGGGCTTGCGATGATGGGCTATGCGCTGGGCGATATGCCAAGTGCCAATCGCACATGGGGCGCGTACCTCCAAAAGCGCGGATTCAAGCGCCGTCTTGTCGAGGCAGACTGCTCCACCTGCTACACCGTGGAGGATTTTGCAAGGGAGTACCCGCACGGGATCTATGTTCTTGGCTGCTCTGGCCACGTTCTGGCTGTTATCAATGGCGAGTGGATGGATAGCTGGGACAGTGGTGCAGAGTGCCCGATATATTACTGGTACAAGGAGGACTAAGCGATGCCATACATTCCATACGGATACCAGCCCGGCTATTATGGGCAGGCAATGCCGGATCAGCTTGCACAGCTGCGGCAGAACGCCTACCAGCAGCCCATGATGGGGCAAGCGGCGCAGCAGACGCAGGGCACGCCGTCCATCATCTGGGTGCAAGGCGAGGAGGGCGCAAAAGCATACATGGTTGCTGCCGGGAACAGCGTGCTCCTGATGGACAGCGAAAACAGCGCGTTTTACATCAAAAGCACCGATGCAAGCGGTATGCCGCTTCCCCTCCGGGTGTTTGACTACAAGGAGCGCACCACAGCCGCAAAAACGCCGCCACAAACGGCGCAGCAGCCCGGCGTGGAGTTTGTCACCCGGGCAGAGTTTGACGCGCTGGCAGCCCGCTGTGCGGCACTTGAGAAGCAAGAGCCTGCAAAACCTGAAACGGAGGTCAAATAAGTATGGCAAACTCTCTTTTTAACGCGCTGGGCGGCAGTATGCCCACCATGCCAAACCCGATGGGTCAGTTCGGCCAGATGATGCAGCAGTTCCAGCAGTTCCGTGCAAACTTTCAAGGCGACCCGAAAGCAGAGGTGCAAAAGCTGCTGCAATCCGGCAAAATGTCACAAAATCAGCTGAACCAGCTGCAGGCGATGGCGCAGCAGTTTCAGCAGTTCCTCCCACATTAAACTTCTTTCCAAACAAAGCCTTTACAAGACTTAATCCTACCTTTTGCGCAGTTGATGATTGTACAAGGCTTACATCCGTAAGCTCTGGCAGCTTCGGAATACCCGCTCCACACCTTCATAAAGTCACCAGATTTTGTGTATTGGGCAACCGGTTTGCTCAATGGGTTCAAAGACCCAGTTCTACCGCGCATATTAGAATCGGCACGAAGCCCTGTTGCAATTGCGTGTTGTGTATTCCCCTTTCGAGAAATCCATTCGAGATTTTCAACAAAATTATTGCTCTTGTTTCCGTCAATATGATTTACACAAGGCAGATTTTCTGGATTTGGAAGAAATGCACTTGCAACAAGAACGTGAACGGACTTGTTTTTCTTTCCAGATTTATTGCAGAGCATTACCGTTTTGTATCCGCTTTTATGGCTTTTGAGAACAAGATTCTTAGATTTTCCGGTGTGGTTATAATTCATGCTTTTTACGTTTCCACAATCGCTCACTTCATATAATCCTTCGTATTCAGGAACAGGTAACCAATTCTCCATAAAAACCTCCGTATAGCATGGTGGATTTATCTGTTTCTATTATACCACAAAAATACAATATCTGCGCAGATTTGTATAAAAAATTTTGAAAGGAGCTTACTATGAGCTTATCTACCGATTCTCCTATGATGACTATGCCGGTTCAGCCTGCAAATACCTGTTCTAATGGTGGTTTTGGCTGGGGTGACGGCGGCTTGCTCTGGATCATCATCCTGTTCCTGTTTGCCTTCTGCGGCGGCTGGGGCGGCAACTGGGGCGGCAATGGCAACACCGGTGCCGGTGTCGTTGACGGCTACGTCCTGACCTCCGATTTTGCCAACATCGAGCGCAAGATGGATGGTATCAACAACGGTATGTGTGATGGCTTCTACCAGCAGGCGCAGCTTGTCAACGGCGTGCAGCAGACCGTGAGCAACGGCTTTATGTCCGCAGAGATCAGCCGCGCAAACCAGCAGGCGGCGTTCATGCAGCAGCTGTTTGCCATGCAGATGCAGCAGCAGGAGTGCTGCTGCGAGAACCGCTATGCCATTCAAGGCGTCAACTACAATCTGGCCACCCAGTCCTGCGAGACCCGGAACACGGTACAGAACACCACCCGGGACATCATCGACAACCAGAACCAGAACGCCCGCGCCATCCTTGACGCCCTGACCGCACAGCGCATCGAAGCAAAGGACGCAAAGATCGCTGAGCAGGGTCAGCAGCTGTTCGCAGCACAGCTTGCGGCATCTCAGGCAGCCCAGAACGAAACGCTCAAGGCCTACATGAGCGGTCAGCTGGCCTACTACAACCCCCGCCCTGTGCCCGCTTTCCCGGTACCCGCACCCTACCAGTACGGTAACTGCGGCACCGGTTGCGGCTGCAACGGTTGCGCCTAACCGAATAACGGCAACTGACTACAATTTGTGGCCTGTTCAGCCCCTGAGCTGATTTTGCAAACCAAAGCGCCGGGGCAGTAGTCCCGGCGTTTTTATTATGAAAGGAGCATTCAAATGACCGTAACAGACTTGAAGCAGCAGTTTGTTGACCATTTGGCCAGCATGGACAAAAACAAAATGAGCATGATGGATCTGAGCGTATACAGTTCAATCGTGCGGACTTTGCTGGACACTGAACGACCGGACTTTTCGGCTTCCTGCATGGATGTGCTGAAAAACATCTATGCAAGTAAAGCGGATGTCTGTGCAGAAAAGGAGGACGCGAATAATGGCTGAATTTACCTCTACCACAATCCAGACCGTGGCAGCCGGTCAGAATCTTCCCTTGACTGAAACCGCTGTGAAGGGAACGAACTGCATCGTGCACCGCGAAGGTGCTGGCAATGTGACGCTGCGCGGGCTTACAAACCAGTGCAAGGCCGTATTCAGAGTGAGTTTTGGCGGCAACATCGCCATCCCTACCGGAGGCACTGTGGGCGCTATCTCTGTTGCGCTGGCTGTCGGCGGCGAAGCACTGACCAGTGCGACAGCCATTGTCACCCCGGCGGCAGTCGAAAATTACTTCAACGTTTTCGTGGCCGCTTTCATCGAGGTGCCGCGCGGCTGCTGCGTTACTGTGGCGCTCAAAAACACTAGCACGCAGGCAATCAGCATTGCAAACAGCAACCTGATCGTTGAGCGGGTAGCATAAGAAAGGAGATAAAGTCATGCTGGATAAATTGAATCATCTGAAGGATGAGATGTGCGAAGAGCTCATGGAGCTGACTGACAAAAAGAACCGGTCCCCTGGTGATGTTGAGATGATCGGCGAGATCGTGGACATCATTCTTGACATCCACCGCATCGAGGATTACTGCGAGGGCGGCGAGTACAGCCGTGCGGGCGAGTGGGAAGCTGACATGCGCGGATCCTTCAGCCGCGATGCCGGAAACGGTTACAACCGGGGCAACAGCTACGCCAACCGCGGTCGGCATTATGTGCGCGGTCACTACTCGCGCGGCGATGGCCGTGAGCGTATGATCTCTGACATCGAGGACATGATGCAGGAAGCCACCGGTGCAGAGCGTGACGCCTACAAGCGGGCCGCTGACATCTTGCGCAACGCATAAGAAAGGGGGCGGCAGGCATGGACATCGTGGAAATCAATGAACACATCCGCAAACTGAAATGCGAAGAAACGAACTGGCAGAGCGTGGAGAAGCTTGCCGCCCTCTGCACTGTGCGGGACGAGCTGGAAGAAGCACACGCACCTGAAACGCAGGCATTGCCGCCCGCGACTTATGCGGCGGCGTACTCCACAGCAGCGGAACCACAAAGCGACTTTGTGGCGGCTGCCAGCTCTGTTCCTTTCGGCGGTCTGATGCAGGTGCTCGACAGACACATGAACGCAATAAAGCTGGTGTACCCGAAAGAGTATGAGCTAGTAATGCGGAAGATTGTCTCTTTGTCTGAGTGACGATGCCCAATAGGCTGAAGGCACATGGAAAGTAAGTCGCCCAGCCAAAAAAGCCGTACATAGCAGCAGCCCAGGGGAGCCTGATTGTTCCTCGGGGCTGTTTTTGCGTTTATAAAGCTGTTTTTTAGCGATGTGTTACCAAAAATGTTACCATGATAAAGAAAAGGACGTCAGTTCTCAACGAAATGACGTCCTTTTTACATGGAGCGGGTAATGGGAATCGAAC